ACAAATTTTTAAAAAAAATTAAATGTAGACGCGTATAGTCGACATCCCCTAGGGACTACATTTAAAATATTCTAGGAGGAATATTATGGCAAACACAACGTTTAAGGGAACAGTAAGAGCAGAATCTGGTCTTAAAGTTTCCGCACAAACAGCTGCAACTGGTGCATACACAGATAAATTTACTGTTAATTCATCAGGACAGCCAATAACCGTAAATGGAGCACACTGGAAATATACAGCTGCATCAGGTTACGGACCTACTGATTTAATGATCGGTAAAGCTAGTAGTTCTGCAGCAACTGTAGATCCATTCGCTGAAAGTTCATCTAAATTATTTCCATTAGGAAGTGAATTAATTTACAATGACAGAAAATTCAGATATGGACTTAATGGTGGCTCAGCGATTACTGCTGGAAAACTCGTACAACACGTAACAGAAGTTGCTAATCACACTAACTGTGCTGCTACTGCAACAACTGCAGCTGGTGAAACAGCAATATCTATTGAAACAGCTGGAGACACAGATCTTACAGCTAATCAATATGCTGAAGGTTATCTATTTGTTAATGATGTGAATGGTGAAGGACAATGTTTAAGAGTTAAGTCTAACCCCGCTCACGATCACTCTTCAGATCCAAGTGTTATTATTACTTGTTATGACGATCTAAAAACAGCGTTAACAACTAACTCAGAGTTAACTTTAATGCCAAACCCATACAGAAATCTTATTGTAGCTCCCGCTACAGGTACAGGTGCATGTGTTGGTGCAACAACAGTTGATATGACAGCTGACTATTTTGGTTGGTTTCAAACTCAAGGACCAGCTGCATTATTAACTTCTGGTACTCTTGTGCTAACAGCACCATGCGTACAATCGGACACAACTGCAGGCGCAGTTGAGCCATTGGATGCTGATGTAGAAACTGAAAGCCAAGCAATTGGAAAAGTTATGTGTGTTAGTGCAACTACAGAGTATTCATTAGTTTGGATGAATCTGTAATAAAATAAATTATGATGGGGCTTCGGCCCCATCTAGTAATCTTAATTAAGGAGGGATTATGGCAGACGCAGTACAAGGACCAGATATCTTGCAAGAAAACGATGCAAGAGTGGTTATTAAAATAGTAAATGAATCAGACGGAGATGGCGGAACAACAGTTTTTGGCGATGTTTCAGCAATGGCAAAAAATGGTGAAGGCGCATCTTGTCTACACTTAGTATTACAAAGAATTTGGTTTTCTTGTAGTCCTGGAAATGGTTTTGACTCATTCGCACGTTTAGATGAAGAAGACGACGATGGTGATATTCCTATACTTGGTTTAACAGGATCAGGCTATTGGGATTTTAGAGAATTTGGTGGATTAAAAACTGACAAATCTAGTAATACAAATCAAAGCGACGTAAACTTTGTTGTTGCAGGCGCAGCAGATTCTGGAAACATGTATACGGCGGTAGCAGAATTTAAGAAGCTATATTAGGAGGTAGCGCATGGCGAATACTACTTCTGGAACAGTTACTTTTGACAAAACATTTGCTGTTGATGAGATTATCAACGAAGCTTATGAGAGAATTGGTTCTCAAGTATCTTCCGGTTATCAATTAAAAACAGCAAGACGATCTTTAAATATTCTTTTTCAAGAATGGGGCAATAGAGGTTTGCACTACTGGGAAGTAGGCGATACTAATATTGATCTAGTTGAAGGTCAGGCAGAATATACTTTTTATAGAGCATCGGGCGATGGAACAAGTTCTACTACAGCAGGCGGAACAACTGGAACTTCTACTTATGGCTTGGATGATGTTTTAGAAGCTACACTTAGGTCCGATAAAACAGATACAGATCAATCTGATTCTTCTCTTACAAAAATAGCTAGATCTGCTTATTCAGCATTATCAAGTAAACTTTCTAAAGGAACTCCAGCACAATATTTCGTTCAAAGATTCGTGGACAAAACAACTGTAACTCTTTATCCAACACCAGACTCATCTAATGCATCAAAAGACATTCACATGTTTTTTGTAAAAAGAATTCAAGATGCAGATGCAACTTATACAGACGCAACAGATGTTCCATACAGATTTGTACCTTGTATGGTTTCAGGACTTGCATTTTATTTAGCACAAAAATTTAACCCACAATTAGTACAACAAATGAAACTGTTGTATGAAGACGAGTTAACAAGAGCATTAGCAGAAGATGGTTCTTCAGCTAGTACTTATATAACTCCGAAGAATTATTACCCGAATATATAATGGCATACGCAAGAGGAAAATACGCACAGGCAATATCAGACCGATCAGGAATGGCTTTTCCATATAATGAAATGGTTAGAGAATGGAATGGAATGTTTGTTCATAAATCTGAATATGAATCAAAACAACCTCAACTAGAGCCAAGACCTCATGGTGGAGATGCACAAGGTTTACAAAATGTAAGAACAGATAGAACAGAAAAAACTGTAGCACAATTATTAATTCCTGATCCATTTACCACGTATGCAGCTTCATCAGGCATTATTAATGTCCATGCACCGAATCATGGGCTAACAAATGGATCAACATACAGATTTAGAGGAGCACCAACAACTTCAGGCACTTATGGTGATCCTGGTAGTTTTGATGGTATAGCAGGATCAAATATTGCATATGCTTCAGGTTATGCTATTACTACAGGTAAGTATGTTAGCGGTAGTAGAGACACAGATTTTACAACGGATTGGTTTTATTTTACAGTTAACACAAACACTGCAACAGCAGGTAGCGTGAAAGGAGGAGGGTTTCCGGTTTCAATAGGACCAGCAACTCTATCAGCATAATGGCAGGATTTACATATTCAACACTTACAACAGCAATTCAGAATTATACTGAAGTCGGAACAGGCGTACTTTCAAGTACAATTACAGATCAATTTATAGATAATTCAGAACTTAGAATTCAAAGAGAAATTCCAATTGATGCAGATCGAAAAGAAATGCTTGGAAATTTAACAGCTTCAAAAGACAATGTTTATGCTCCTGCGGGAACTTTATTTGTTAGAGGACTTCAAGTTTATACTTCAACAAGTGCTGCAACTGGAGCTAATAGCTGGTTAGAAAAGAAAGATATCAGTTTTTTAAGAGAATATGATGCAGCTGAAACGACTACTGGCACACCAAAATATTATGCTATGTCAGGAGGAGCAGAAGGAACTGGTGCAACTTCTTCAGGAAGAATTACAATTGTTCCAACACCTTCTTCAGCTTTTATGTACAAAATTCATTATAATGCTAGACCAATAGGATTGAGTTCAGCAAATACGACAACTTTTTTAAGTCTTAATTTTGGCAATGGACTTTTATATGCATGCCTTGTAGAAGCATTTAGTTATTTAAAAGGTCCAATGGATATGCTACAATTATACGAACAAAAATATCAAACCGAAGTACAAAAATTCGGTGGAGAACAATTAGGTAGAAGAAGAAGAGACGATTATACAGACGGCGAACCTCGTATACCCGTTCCTCAACAGACACCGTAAGGATTAAATTATGGCAACACTAACAACAACTATCAAAGAAGCAATCACTCTCAACAACATAGATTATGGATCGGAAAGATCTTTAGATATTTCTAGTGTTAATGAAGTTGTAAAAAGAGTGGTAACCGCATCAACAACAGAATGTGGATTAATAGGATTTATATCAGCAATCAGTGGTGTAGGTGTAACAGCTAATAAAGTTGGTTATGTTGCAGGAATGTTTGATGATGGTGATGTTAGATATATTAGAATTACAAATTTAGATTCATCTAATCATATTGTGTTAACGTTTAGAGATGAAGACAACACAGAATTTAAAATGAAGGTTGACGCTGGTCACTCGTTTATTTATCCAGGTGATAATAGTGGTGGCGTAGTGGACACGATGAAAGCAGCGGGATCCGCTTTAGCTTCGGGCCTTTCAGATTTAGTAGATATTACAGTCGACACGGATACAGCATCATGTGATGTGGAGATTTTTGTCGGAAGTGCTTAGGATAAATTATGGCATCAACATATACAGATATTGGCACAGAGTTAATGACCACTGGCGAAAACGCCGGTAACTGGGGAACAAAAACTAACACCAATATAAAAATTTTAGAAGAAGCCCTTCGTGGCTATGTTGCACAATCTATTGCAGGTAGTGCTCAGACTACAGCTTTAACATATTCAGATGGTTCGACAGGTGATGCTGCTCGAAACATGGTGATTGCTTTAACAGGATCGATTACAGGAAATCAAGTTGTAACCGTTACCGCTAAAGAAAAATTATGGATTGTCGATAACCAAACGTCTGGTGCTTATACCGTTCAGTTTATGGTATCAGGTCAAACAGGTGTCACTTGGGCGACAACCGACAAAGGAACAAAAATACTCTATTGCAATGGTACCGATGTTATTGACTCAGATATTGGTGGTGTTGGCTCTTATGATTTAAATGGTGAAGAATTAATTTTAGATGCGGATGCGGATACAAGTCTTACAGCAGATACAGATGATCAAATTGATATTAAAGTTGGCGGAACAGATCAAATAACAATTAAAGACGGAGCATTATCGCCTGTCACTACTAATGATATTGATCTTGGTACTGCATCATTAGAATTTAAAGACGCTTTTTTTGATGGCACAGTAACTTCAGATGCTTTTGCAGGTCCTTTAACAGGAAATGTAACAGGAAACGCTTCTGGTACAGCAGCTACAGTAACAACTGCAGCTCAATCAAATATAACAAGTTTAGGTACTCTTACAACTT